CTTGGTCATAACGTCAAAGAGTTTGCGGTTAGGCTGCGTATGAAGCTCATCGAAAACAACGCCGTGGATATTAAAGCCGTGCTTTGAGTACGCCTCTGCCGAAAGCACCTGATAAAAGGAGTTTGTCGGTAGATAGATAATTCGTTTTTGCGATGCGAGTATTTTTACACGCTTTGCAAGGGCGGGACACATTTTTACCATATCCGCTGCGACCTCGAAAACGATACTCGCTTGTTGTCGGTCAGCAGCGCAACCATATACCTCGGCGCGTTCCTCTCCGTCACCACAGGTAAGCAGGAGTGCAATTGCCGCCGCAAGCTCTGATTTGCCTTGTTTTTTCGGTATTTCTATATATGCCGTGTTGAACTGTCGGTAGCCGTTGGGTTTCAGAACACCGAAAAGGTCACGGATTATCTGTTCCTGCCAATCGATAAGTTCAAATTTCTTTCCTGCCCACGTGCCTTTTGTATGGCAGAGGCATTCAATAAAATTTACGGCGAAATCGGCGGAGGCTTTATCGTAGTACGAGTCCTTGGCTTTGAACTTGGTCGGCTTGTATCCTTTTAGTTTTCTCGTAGCCCCCACCTCCTTTATAAACGAGAAAAGAGCCTATCAAGGCTCCTTTCCATATTCTGTTTTGTATTTTAATCCTCCGTTTTGCCCGTGAGTATGAATTTGGCGTATTCGCCTCTATGCTCGGTGAGGTATTCCACAAGTTCGTGGTGTCCCATCATCTCGGCTATTTCCGAAACTGTACGGACATCAAACATATTGGTCAGCCCCGTATCCCGAACCTCCAAAATCTGCTTTTTTATGGTTTCGGTCATAGGCGTACCTCACAGTTCTGAAAAGAAAGCGTGACCGAAACACTCTCGGCACTCGCTACAGAGGATATCCTCGTCAATACCTTTGGCAACGCCACCGCAGTATTTGCAAATGTGATGCGTGTTGGCATCGTAAACGGCGGTGATTTTTTCGTTGGGATAGTGCTTTTGGCAAAGTCGTACCCACACCGCCTCGGGATAGTCGAGTTCCTTTTCAAATTGCAGTTCGATAATCGCATCTGCGCCTACGCCGTATATTTTGTTAGTTTTCACTGCGCACCTCCTCAAAGGAATCCTCACCCCACACTAAACCGAGTGAAGAGCCGTTTTCCCACCTTACGTGGATTGTGCCGATATCGTCAACGAACATCACTGTTCCAAGCGTTCCAACGGGCGGTGCTTGTATGTCTTCCATACCGAGCAGACGAACTTTCGTGCCTTTAGGGTAACGCTCTTTGAGCCTTTTTACAAAATCTTGCATAGCCTATCTCCTTTACTTTTTTGGTATGTGTATATTACCTCTAAAAGAGATATATATCCAGCAATTTTGCGCAGATAATTGATAATTTTATGTGTCTTTTTCCGCTTTCCAAGCAATGCCCGCAAGCACGAAAAATACACACGGGAGCGCCACGCCGTTGCCCCACATTTTATACTCTGCGCTATCACTGTGCGGGGACTTGAGCCATTTTATAATTTGCTTTCTGGTCTTTGGCTTGGTGCTGCCGCCTACAACCTTTCGGTGCGTTTCAAATACCTCGCTCCAAAAGGCGATATCTTCCTCGAGAGGTTCTGCGGTTTCAAGATCTGAACACCACCTATCGGGGAAACCTTGGAGCCTTGCACACTCGGTGGGCGTTAACCTGCGGACAGTAAAGTTTTCATCCAGAACGCCGTTGTGGTGTCCGGGACAAGAGCCGTTGACCACTGTGTTGCCCATATTTTCGTTGAAATACTGACCGAGGTCACGGGAGGCACTTGGGTCAAAGCCATAGCAGATGGCGTTGGGGTCTTTATAGTCCCTTGCCATAAGTGTTGGGGATTTTTCCTTTTCCACCTGCGTAAAACTGCCTGTGGTCATTGCAAAAACTGCGTGGCGGTCAATGGTGTTAAGCGTAAAGGAAACGTCCTCTTTTACACCGCTACCTTGTGGGCCGTTCTTGTCATCTCTGCCGATAACAGAGCCTTGAATGCATACCACAGGCTCTCCGCCGTGGGTACACGCAAGGGTCGGCGCAAGTTCCTCCGAAACACCGCATCCGCTTTTGCCTCCGCCTTGGTCTACGCAGACAACGGCAATCCCGCCCTGATTACAAGTGGGATTCCCACCATTACAATCGACAGTTTTTGCGGTTTTTGCCTCATAAACGCCACTGTTCGGGTTAGACGAGCGCATTGCGTTGGAGTCCTTGGAGCAGAACCCAAAAGGCTGAACTACGCAGTTGAAGTTGTCCTTGTCGGGCATACGCTGATTACCGCCTGCGTTTTTAGCGGTGAGCGTTCCTGCGACCTTCTCTCCGTTCCAATATTCGCCGTCAACCACGAAAGGTTGATTATTACCGCCCGTGCCGTAGGTGGACATCACTGTCGGGGCAGTGTCGAGAGGCCCCGTGTACCTTGTATCCTGCGAGTGGTTTTCGTAGACCTGCTTTTCAAGTACGCAAGGCGGATGATGCGCCTCTGCACGGAGCGTACACGTTACCTCTTCGGTAATATCCATACGATTGCCGCCTTGGTCATTAAGAACCACGCCGTTGCGACCTGTGGACATACCGCAGTTAACGCCGAGCGTTGCCGCTTTATCACTTACGCTTCCGTTGTACCCGTCAAGACCGATGCCTGCCGTGTGAGCGCCTTCTTCAAAACCGTTGGCAGCTCTTTGCCACGTGCGGAACTCCTGTTGAGAATACCTTGACAAGCCCTCGGACTTAAATAATATTTCTCCTGCACCCGTGCCTCCAAAATCTGCGACAAGGTAGATTCTGCGTCTTCGTTGGGGGACTCCCCAGTATTGTGCATCCAATACTCGCCAAGCAATGCTGAATCCGCTTCCCACGATAACGCCTGCGGATTTCCACCCGTTGCAAGTAGGCACTGAAAACTCTTCGTCTGCGATTTTACCGACCTCTTCGAGGACGCAGCGGAAGTCTTCGCCCTTGCAGGAACTGAAAGCGCCGGGGACGTTTTCCCACACGATATATCTCGGTTGTTTTCCATTGGTTTTCCTCCTCATTTCTTTGATAATGCGAATTGCCTCATAAAAAAGAACAGACCTGTTTCCATCAAGGCCTGCTCGTTTACCCGCAACCGACATATCTTGGCACGGAGAGCCGAAAGTGATAATGTCCACAGGCTCAATTTCCGCACCATTTATTTTTGTTACATCGCCGTAATGCTTGATACTCGGCATTCTTTTTGTCGTAACTCTTATAGGGAACGGCTCGATTTCCGATGCCCAAAGCGGTGTGATGCCTACCATCGTACCACCAAGCGGGAAACCACCGCTGCCGTCAAATAAGCTACCAAGGGTAAGTTTACTCATCTGCGCTCACCTCGCTGAATTTATACGTTAAGCCGTCCCTCTGTACCGATACATTCGCATCCGTACCCACCTGCTCGATATATCTTTTTACGATAACGTCGCAGAATTTTTCGTCAAGCTCTACTGTATAGCAAGTTCTGTCGGTCTGCTCACAAGCAATCAAGGTAGAACCGCTACCGCCGAAAGCATCGAGAATGAGCGTGTTGCTCATAGACGAATTGAGTATTGGATAGGCAATCAAGGCTATCGGCTTCATCGTAGGATGGTCGGCATTCTTTTTCGGCTTGTCGAATTCCCAAATGGTCGATTCCTTTCTGCCCGTGTACCAGAGGTGCTTTCCTTTCTTTTTCCAACCGAAAAGTATCGGCTCATGCTGCCACTGATAGGGACTTCTGCCAAGCACAAGGCTTTGCTTTTTCCAAATGCAAGTGCCTGAAAGATAGAACCCCGCATCGGCAAACGCACGGCGGAAATTAAGCCCCTCGGTGTCTGCGTGGAAAACATAGATGCTGGCATCGTCTGCCATTACGCTTTCCATATTGGTGAAGGCTGCAAGAAGGAAGTCATAAAAGGCATCGTTTGCCATATTATCGTTCTTAATTTTACCTGCGCTGCCTTCGTAGTTCACGTTATAGGGCGGGTCGGTTACCACAAGGTTTGCCTTCTTTCCGCACATAAGCAAATCAAAGGTTTCAGCCTTGGTGCTGTCCCCACAAACAAGGCGGTGTCTGCCAAGTGTCCACACATCACCGCTTTTGGTTATAGTCGGTTTTTTTAGTTCCGCCTCGACGTCAAAATCATCGTCTTTTAGTCCGTCTTTTACGCTATCCTTAAAGAGGTCATCGATTTCCGCAGGCTCAAAGCCTGTAAGGGATACATCGAAATCCGTGCCTTGAAGGTCGGTAATGAGCAGGGCAAGTTTGTCTTTGTCCCACTCGCCGCTGATTTTATTAAGTGCGATATTGAGTGCCTTTTCCTTTTCTTCGGAAAGCTCCACTACCACGCACTCGACCTCGGTAATGCCCATATCCATAAGCACCTTGAGCCTTTGGTGTCCGCCAACGACTCTGCCCGTGGTCTTGTTCCAAATGACGGGTTCAACGTAGCCAAACTCGGTAATCGAGCGTTTGAGCTTTTCGTATTCCGCATCCCCCGGTTTCAAATCCTTACGGGGATTGTATTCCGCAGGGAGCAAGTCCTTTGTATTCTTTTTTTCGATTACCATTTGCACTCCCTCCTGTAATGACAACCCTCTGCGATTTTTTCGTAGTCCTTATCGTAAAGACCGAGTGCTTTGATAATACCGCCGGAGGTGAGTGCATAATTTTTCTTGACCTCTTCTGCAAGGTCGAGCTTTTTATCGTTGTTTACGCAAACGGACACGGGTTCTGCCACTCCGATTGCATACCCGAGTTGCACCTCGCACCACGAAAGTCCGTGCTTTTCAAGCAGGTCGCAAGCAATATGTCTTGCCATATACGAAGCACTGCGGTCAACCTTGGTGGGGTCTTTTCCGCTGAATGCACCGCCGCCCACAGCACAGTATCCGCCGTATTGGTCGCACACGATTTTTCTGCCCGTAAGACCGCAATCTGCCGTAGCACCGCCTATCGTCCACACGCCAGACGGATTGATGATAAGCTCGGGAAGAGCGTGGTCACCGAAAATGTCCATAAGAATAACTACCACCGAGCGTTTTACGTCCTCAAGCGTTGCAGTTTCCTTATGGCAAGCGGAAACGAGAATGCTATACACCGAATCAAGGTCAGCGTGAGCATCAAGGTCAACAGTAACCTGCGTTTTTGCATCCCCTTTGAAAGGGGTGTCGGGGTTGGTTTCCACGTCGGTTTCGATGGCGTGGATGATTTTATTCGCAAGGTCAAACCCGAAAGGAAGTCTGCTCTCGGTATCCGCCGTTGCGTAGCCGAACATCATACCTTGGTCACCTGCGCCGAAATCCTCCGAGGAAAGCACGGCACTGTTGATTTGCTGACTCTGCTTGCCGATCAGGTTGATAACCTTGTCAACGGAATAGCCGAGCTTTTGCGCCACGCTATGTACGATTTTCTCATAATCGATGGTAGCGCCCGTAGTGATTTCACCGCCAAGCACCACAGTGTTATCCTTGACCATCGTTTCAATGCCGCAGTGGCTGTTTTTATCCTGCTTTAAGCACTCGGTAAGGATGGCGTCAGAAATTTGGTCTGCGTACTTATCGGGGTGATATTTACTGATTTGTTCTGTTGAAAATAATCTCATAAAAACTCCTTTTTTATCTGCGCCTTGAGGCGAGTAATCTTTCCATCATATCATCGTGAGGACTATCCCCACCGAAATCTACCGAGCAATTTTCCTTTACGATTTGGTAAATTTGATACCATATCTGATTGGATTGTTTCATATACTGCTGGCTCATAGAAACATACGGGGATGCGATTGCATTGCCTGTCGTAGGGTGCTTTGCAAGAAAGCCAAATTCCGAGATAGCCTCCTCACACTGCATCCAACGGGAAACGCTCATTGCGTATTGCTCAATAAGCTGACCGCTAACGAGCCGTTCACACCCACGGGCTTTGAGCCAACGATAGATTTCTTTATATATTTCTTCGGCGCAGAGTTCTTTGCCGTTTTTCTGTTGCGCTTTTAGAAAGTCCTTGACGGGTGGCATATCTTCGCCCACCAAATCGTCATCGGCAGGGATGTATTTAGCACCACCCGCCTTGCCTTCCGTAACTTTTTCTGAAAGAGCCTTCGGTTTACGCCCCGAACCAACTCTTGCGCCACCTCTGTTTGTGCCGTCTTTTGCCACTGATTTCACCTCCGTTTGATTTCGGGGGTTAATACCCCGTTTGATTTTCGATTTTTGCGCGTGAGATTGGCGCCCCGCTCACAAGGGGTAAAACCACAGGGATTTTGACCCCCCTCCCTCGATGGGTGCCGCACTCGTCCCGACCTCGACCTCTCGCTACCTTGGCGGAGGGCATCGGGAAGAGCCTTGCTCACGCTACAGAGGTGGTCAGTCCTTTGCGCCACGATGTCTTCCAAAGCGAGAGCCTTCCTCCACGCTCTTACGACTATGACAACTAAAGCACAAACTCTGTAGGTTGCTCGGCTCAAATTTATCTCCGCCTTGCTTGATGGGAATGATGTGGTCAACCATCGTTGCCTTGACCGCTTTGCCGTTCTTCAAGCACTCCTCGCAAAAGGGATGCACGGAGAGTTGACGTTTCCTTGCCAACCGCCACGCCATAGAATTATAAAAATTCTTGCTGAAATCGTCCCGTGCGTATTGGTTGTACAGTTTGTCGGTCAGTTTTTTATGAGCCTCACAGTAGTAGCCGTCTACAAGCTCGGGACATCCGGGGTACGCACACGGCTTTTTAGGTTTTCTTGGCATACCTTCCTCCTTGGGTATAAGAAAAGCCACCCACGGCGTTTTGCGTGAATGGCTTTCGGATATTCTTTTGCAATTATAGTATATCATAAATGCAAGGTGTTCATCTCTGTTCAAACCTGTTCAAAACTGCCATTTTTACGCAGGAACAACAATTTTTTTAAGACCTCTGCTACAAAAACGCCTAACCGAACTGACCGAGAGATTAAGCTCCAAGGCAATGTCCTCCCACGTCATATTTTGCACATAGCGGTAAAGCAGAACGAACCTCTCGTCCACGTCGGGGACTTGTTCGATAACCGCTTGGATTTCTTCCTTTAAGGCGTTAAGCCGTGCAAGCTCCGCATTGATTTCCGCCTCTTTGTCCCATATCTTCTCAAGGGCTCTTACAAAAGGCGCATCCGTACTTTTCGTACCACTCACACGCTCCCCCCAGTTAGGGGAAGAAATACTGCAAGAAAGCTCCCGCAAGGTTTCAAGACACGCAAGGTCATATTTGATTTTTCTGTTCAGGAAATACACCTGATTTAAGTAGTCGTGTGCCGTCATTT